ACACTCGGCTGGATCATCGTGCTGATCATCCAGGCGATCTTCATCGTGGCCGCGTGGGTCGCGCACGGTGCTGGTGTCACGGCCCCGAACTGGCTGGTATTCCTGCCCATCCTCGTCGCGCTTTTCGGTGTGATCGCCGTCGCGCTCATCGACGCGTTCACCGAGACGGCGATTGAGCGCGCCAGCGACGTCAGACTGTTGTCTGAGCTGGTCAAGCGGAGTCCGAGCCGCGTCCGGGCGCCTGGCGAAAAAATCGCGCTCGGCGGCCAACACGACGAAATACTGGTCGGGGTGGGGTACGACAACACCGCGAGGATCCTGATGGACGCGGATACCCTGGAGCGGCTGGACGAGCTGCTGGCTGAAGAGCGCGACTCGTGAGCATCAAGGCCCGCATCGCCGGCATGGCCGCGAAGTACGGGCTCGGGAAGTTCTTGATCCCCGGCCTGATCGCCGCGAGCCTGGCCGGCGGCGCCTGGGCGTGGTGGGCCACCAGCCAGATGAAGTCCTGCAACCAGGATCTCGGCACCACGGCGGAGAAGCTGGAGACCGAGCGTAGGACGGCCAAGCGGAACAAGGCCATCGTCCTCGAGCTGTCCCGCCGCCTGTCCGATGAGGTCAACAAGAACGCGCTGGACATGGAGGCGATGGCGCGAGAGAACGCTGCGCTGGAGCGCCGGCGAGAATCCGAACGGCGGGAGGCCGCCAGAGAGCGCGAGGAACGCGATGAAATTTACGACACGGACGAAACCTGCGAATCCTGGCGCGCTTCTCTTGTGTGCCCTGCTATCGCTGACAGGATGCGCGACCGCGCCAGAGCCCTCGACAAGCCCGGAAACGATCGAGATTCCGGTGCCGACGATCCAGAAGATCCCTGAAAAGCGCATCGAGCCGGTCTACCTGGAAAACCGCCTGCCGGACGGGGACATGCCAAGCGGGGCGGTGGAGGACCGCCTGAAGCGCTGCGAGGACAAGATCATCGAGGTCAACGCGGACCGGAAATGGATTCGATGCCGACAAGAACCAGAGAGGTCAGAGTGTGGCGAACAGTAACCAGGAACATCACATGCACAGGCCAAAGTGGGACAACCGTATATCCACCGGGCACGTCTGGTCGTTTCTTATGCTGCTAGCGGTTGTTATCGCGGCCTGGATTGCGCTCCAGCAGCAGGTCCGGGAGAACACGGTGGTCAACGACCAGCAGGAAGCCAGGTTCATCCAGACCGCTACGCACATGACGGCGGAGCACGACCGCCTTGAGAACCTGGTCTACCGGGAGAGCGGTATGCAGACCGACCGAGTGAACCGGATGGAAGACTATCTGATCCGAATTGAGAAAAAAATCGACTACATCAGCAACAACAACCCCGGCGAAACACCGCCATCTGATAGGTAGAGCATGAAAAAGCAGAACCGGAAGCAGAAAAACGACTGGCTGGCGATCACGGACGACGCGACGGGTACCGAGGATGCGGTCAAGCGTTTCCTGGATCTCGGCAAGAGCCGACTGCAGGAGGCGTCCGCGCTGATCGAGCACGGCGGCCACGTCGAACTCACGGAGTTGATGGCCTCAGTGGTGGCCATGCTGGCGTCGGCCAGCCAGCGCAAGAAGGACGTCGCGCTCCGGCGCAAGGTCGTGAAGCGGATTCGCAGCCTGATCGAGCTGATGATCGACGATGAGGTTATCCGCGAGACGGACCCCGGGGATTGGGCACGCGCGGTTTCCGCCTGCGAGCGGCTGTCCTATCAGGCCGGGCTGCACACGCTCCGCGCGTACATGAACGAGCAGAAGCGCGAGGCCTTGGCCGAGGAAATGGCCGAAGAGCACGAGGAAGAGCGCCAGAAGCAGGAAAAGGTCCGCGCGGAACTGGCTGCCAAGCGGCCGATGGATGGCGTGGATCAGGACCTGGAAGATGAGCCGGACGCCTGAAGGAACGCCCGAGCTGGGGATGATAATCCAGCTCAGGACCCATGACCATCCGGTCACGAGCAAACAGGACGCGGAAGACGTCCAGGTGCTGCTGATCCTGGATGCCGAGCGCGCCGCCGAGCGCGGTGACGCCTTCGAGTTCAACCGTTGTCGCTACGAGGCTGATCGCGTGGCGGCGATGTGGAATGCCCTCAAGCAGGGCCGTTTGCAACTTTCGTACATGAGGAACTGACAATGAGACTATCCGCCTACCGACTGAAAAAGGCGTTGATCGACCTCGAGAACCAGGTCGCCAACACTTCACTGCTGAACGCACGGGCCGTCCGCTTGAACCGCGAGCGCCTGAACCGGGACGCGAACGCGATCGAGACGCAGATTGCGGCGATCGAGGCCGATACCGAGGCCAGCGCCGACACCTCGTTCGTGGCGCCGGATCGGGACAGTGTTCAGCGAAGCAGCCTACCGGCCCTGCGCCGGTTCATCGATCGCCTGAGAACCCGCGTGGATGCGGTGCTCGCCGAATTCGCCGTCCTGTCCATCACGCCCGCGACCGGCACGGACGCCGGCGGGACCGCGGTGCAGATCAACGGCGTCGGGTTCGACCCGGCAGCCACGGTGACCGTGGGCGGCTCCTCAGCCACGAGCGTCGTATGGGTTTCGGCAACGAAGCTCACGGCGGTTACGCCATCCGGCACGGCCGGCGCCCAGGACGTGGTGGTCACGAACCCGGGGGCGGTTACGGCCACCCTGGTCGACGGATTCACCTACACCTAAACCACAGAAGGAAAAACAGATGGAAAACGAGACTGAAATCGAGAACGAGATCCAAGAGAAAGGATTGAATGCACCCCGACTGACACCCGAGGCTATCGACAGCGTGATCCTGTGCGAGCAGTACCACGTATTCTCAGGCACGACCATGACGGTCTGTGCGCTGACGCTGAAAAACGGCTACATCGTGACCGGTGAATCGGCTGCCGCTTCGCCGTCTAACTTCGATGCCGATATTGGCCGGAAGATTGCGCGCCAGAACGCCCGCAACAAGATTTGGGCGCTCGAGGGCTACCTGCTGCGGCAGAAGCTCTACGATTCTGGCAACCCTGACGGGACGGGCTGAACGTGTACCTGAACGAACGAGAACGTCTGGTCGATAAGCGGCTGGCCGCGCTGGAGCGCGCGGTACTCGGGCGCGTCATGGGCCCGGACGGCACCAATGCGGCACGGGACAAGGCCGAGGCCGAGCGCCGCAAGCTGCTGGAGGGGGCGCCAACGCCCTACCAGCCACCGAAGCCCGGCGTGAACCGGGGCCATCAACCGAAACCGAAGGTGAAAGGATGAACAACGCACAGTTGGAAATGGAAAAGCGCCTCAGAGCACTCGAGGAAAAGGTATTCCCGAAGGGCAAGCCCACGGATACCGAGGAAACGGGTGTGGCCGTGCATCAGCCTGGCGGCGAGATCGCGGCGCACAACAAGGCTCAGAAGGCCAAGGCCGAATCCGCTTCGAAGAAGACCTCGAAGAAGAAGGCCAAGGCCAAGAAGTAAGCCTGGCCAAGCCCGACCCTGAAACCCAAACCATAGGAACGTCATCATGAAAGGCGGAATGAACAAAGGACGGAAACACAATTCCAGCTCGCGCAAGATGCACACGCGCGGCACGGGCACGATCGCCGGCGCCGGAAACCTGGGCAGCGAACGGAACCACGGCAACGTGGGCCCGGACGGGTACCGCAAGTGCGGCACTGGCTACAGTTGCGAGCACGGGACGCGCAAGCACCCGAAGTAAGGGCATCGAGCCCAAAAGCAGGATCATGAGACGGCTCCGAAAGGGGCCGTTTCTTTCTGGACTCCCCAAGGGACTTCAACCATGACCAAGAAATCCGCGAAGAAAAAGACCGCGAAGAAGACCGCTCGCAAGGCGGCGAAGCTGAACGACAAACAACTGAGGTTCATCGAGGAGTACCTCGTGGACTTGAACGCTACCCAGGCCGCCATTCGCGCCGGGTACTCGGAAAGAAGCGCATATTCGCAGGGTGAACGCCTGTTGAAACATGATGAGGTTCTGGCCGAGATCAACAAGCGCAAGGCCCGGCTCTCAGAACGGTGCGACGTCAAGGCCGCGGACGTTATCCGGCAGCTCTCCCGATCGGCGCTGTCCGATCCGAGGAAGCTGGTGAACGAGGACGGCTCGCCGAAGGGCCTGCACGAACTCCCGGACGACATCGCGATGGCAATCCAGGGGGTCGACGTCGTGACCATCGGAAACAGCGACGGCGGGGTTGGCCGGGTCCTGAAATACCGAATGGCCGACAAGAACAGCGCGGCGGACAAGCTCATGAAGCACTTGGGCCTGTACGAGAAGGACAATTCGCAGAAGACGCTGGCGGACGCGACGGATGACGAGATCAAGGAGGCAATCCGCCGGAAGATCGCAGGGCTCCAGGCGCGCGGTATTGATGTTGCCGAGCTGATTGGCGGCAATGCCCGACATACTGGATGATCTTGACCTAGACGACCTCTTCGCCGAGCTCGAGGGCCGCGAAGACCGCCGAGGGAAAATGTTCGACCTGTTCCCGGACACCGGTCCGTACCGCCGGGAGCTGTACCCGCAACACCTGACGTTCTTCTCGTTCGGCAAGACCAAGACGAGCCGGATGGCGATGTGCGCCAACGGGGTAGGCAAGACGCTGGCGATGGGCGGCTACGAAATGGCCTGCCATTTGACCGGCATCTACCCGGATTGGTGGCCTGGCTACAAGTTCGAGCGCCCGGTCCGGATGTGGATCGCCGGGCAGACGACGAAGACCACGCGGGAAAACCAGCAGCGCGTCCTGTTCGGGAAGCCCAAGGCCGAAAAGCACGGCGGCGGCCTGATCCCGGTGGACAAAATCGACTTTGCATCGCTGTCGCGCTGGCCGTCCGGCGGCGGGCTCATCGAGTCGGTGATGGTCGATCACGTATCCGGGGGGAAGAGCGAGGTCGGGGTCCGGACCTACGACCAGGACATCAGCGCCTGGTACGGGGAGAACCTGGACGGCGGCTGGATGGACGAGCCGGCGGAAATGGAATACTACTCCGAGCTCTTCACCCGCACGCGCGGAAGCGCTCACCCGATGATCATGCTGACGTTCACGCCGCTCAAGGGCGCGAATGAGCTGGTCAATATGTTCGTCCAGGAGCCGGACCCGAGCCGCGAGGTCATTCCCTGCTCATGGGAGGACGTGCCTCACCTGTCGGAGACGTGGAAACGTGACAAATTGGCGAACACCCCGCTCTACATGCGCGACACAGTGAGCAAGGGCATCCCCGCGCTCGGCATCGGCGCCGTCTACCCGGTGCTCGAGGACAACTTCGTCATCGACCCGCTCGACGAGCTCCCGGACTATTGGCCGCGCGCCTACGGGTTCGACGGCGGCTGGCACAACACGGCCGTCGTGTGGGGCGCCTGGGACCGCGAGACCGACACCTGGTACCTGTATGACGAGCACAAGGCCGGCGAGCTGGTGATACCGGTTCACGCCGCGGCAATCCAGTCGCGCGGCAAGTGGATCCCCGGCGTCGGCGATGTCCGGCATACGAACGTCAACGACGGCGAGAAGATGATCGACGAATACCAGGACAACGGCATCGACATCATGCCCGCGACCAAGCCGGGCAAGGACGCGCGGATCGAGAAGGTCCGGAAAGGGCTGCTGACCGGGAAGATCAAGGTCTACTCGACGCTGCGGAAATGGCTCAACGAGTACCGGATGTACCACTACGACGACAAGGGCAAGCTGGTCAAGGAAAACGATCACCTCATGGACGCAACCCAACACCTGATCGACGAAGGGCCGCTGATCTGCAAGACGAGATCCGAGGTCATGGCCGTCGCCGGGCGCGAGAAGCAGATCCGATTCGGACGGAGAATTTAATGAATGAACCAAATCTGGACGAACTGGACGAGGGGCCCCCGATCGAGGAGGAGTTGATCGACGAAGAGGAATACGGCCACGACGAGGAGCAGGGCGAAGAACAGGCCGACCGTCTCCGGCAGGGACTGATCCAGGCGCTCGAGGACAAGAAGGAGCTGGCAGTCCAGCACAAGCTGATCATCGAGGCCAAGTGGATCGAGGACGAGCGCCAGTATTGGGGCTTCCGCCAGGCGGATATCGACGAGGAGGCCGGGGACGGCGATGAGCAGGCGCCGCCGGTGGACAACAAGACCGGGGAGAAGGTCGAGCTGGCCGCCGCGCGCATCGGCGACATGCTGTTCCCGACGAACGACCCGAATTGGGCGCTGAAACCGCCGTCGAGGCCGGAAGACGTATTCGGCTAGCCGGTCGAAATGGATGTGGCGCGCAAGGCGACGAAGAAGGCAGCGGAGAAGATCGAGGGCTGGTTGACCGAGTGCCAGTATTCGAAGCACGGCCGGCAGTCCATCCACGACTCATGCCGGCTCGGCATCGGGGTCATGAAAGGCCCGTACCCGAGGATGACCAGCAAGCGCGTGGTGCGCGCACGGGAGGTCGAGGAGCAGGACGATCTCGGCCAGGCGATCAGCAGGGTCGTCATGGAGCTGCAGATTCAGCAGGAGACCAACCCGGCCGCGGTTCGGATTGACCCCTGGATGTTCTTCCCCGGCAAGTGCCGGTCGATGGAGGAGTGCGAGGGCGCGTTCGAAATGCACCGGTACGGCCGGTCGAAGGTCGTGCAACTCGCGCAGCACGAGGGCTTCGACAGAAAGGCCGTCTCGGATCTCGCGGTCCAGCGTCCGTCGCCGAGCGAGCATGAATCGAGCCTGCTGAACGCCAGGGATAACCTGCTTTCGCACGACGGGAGTGCCGACGAGGAAGAGCTGTACATCGTGTGGGAGTATCACGGCCCGATCGAGCCGGAGCTGCTGCACGCCCTGGGCGCGCTGACCGCCGAGGACGGCGATATCGACCCGCTCGATATGTATTGGGGCGAGATCTGGTTCAGCCAGGGAATCCCGCTCAAGGTGGACCTGAACGCGATTCTCGGCGACGAGCGCGTGCCCTACTACGCTGTGCCGTACCGCCGTGACGAAGCGGACATCATGAACAGCTACGGCATCCCGCGGATCATGCGCGATGACCAGCGCACGATCGATATCTGCTGGGAGGCCATGCAGCACAACGTCCGGCTGACCAGCGGCCCGCAGGCGGTGTATTGGGAAGGCAAGGCCATCCCCGGGGACGGCAGCTACGTGGTGCGCGGGCCGAAGACCTGGAAGGTCACGGACGCGCGGGTCAAGTCCATCAAGGACGTGATCCAGTTCACGAACATCGATTCCGCGCTGCCGAACATCCTGCCGCTCTACGAGGCCGCCAAGCAGAACGCCAACGATTCGACGCAGTTGCCGATGATCGCCCAGGGCGAGGCGGCGAAAACCAACGTCCAGCAGACGGCCAGCGGCCAGGCCATGACGATGAACGCTCAGAACATCGTCCAGCGCAAGTTCGCGCACGGATGGGACGACGAGGTGACGGTCCCGCTGCTCACCCGGTTCTACTGGTGGCTGATGCAGTACGACGAGGACGACAGCCTGAAGGTTGACATGAACGTCGACCCGCGCGGCGCGAGCTACCTGCTGGTCAAGGACAAGCAGGCCCAGCACACGCTGATGGCCCTGTCGATGGCGCAGCAGGACCCGGAGCTCAAGCGCAAGGTTCGAATGGATCGGCTC